TGGGTTGTCAAAATAAGATTGAACTGGAAGTTTAAACTCATATGCTGCACTACCTGATGTTGTTGTAGTTACACCTAGAGCAATCGTACCTGCTGTGTCTGGAAACCATACGTGGTCACCAGCAGAATCCCAGGTTCCTTTAACTGTGAGACTAGTATTGCTACCTCCCAAACCTGTACAACGTACTATGATTGATTCAATACGTCCGAGAAATTTACCCGATGTGTCAATCTGTTCTGGGATTACTAATGTGTGTTTGTGATACTTAGTAGATGCAAAGTTCTGGTCTACTGATGCTACGTTAGTATCATTGATACTTGGATGGTCGTTGTGTCTAATGTTCATTATTCCTCCGAGGGTTGAATTAAGTTTGTGTCTCTAAATATAGCCGCTTCGCTTGCAGTTTCTTCGCCTGTTTTTACAGTATTTAAATACCGTAAAAACAATTTCATATTTCGTTGCTGCTGTACATTTTCGGGATTTACTTGAGATATAGAATACAGTCCTGAAAACGCACCAAGTCTTGTTAGTGATGATTGATTTGCTTGTGTCGTTCCCTCTGGACTAAACAGCCTTACATAGTCCATAACTTGCGCTTGCAAACCAGTTAACACTAATGCGGTATAAAAACTTTGATGATACAATTTCTTTCTTTGTGATGCTGACAATGGATACACATAACCATCAATTGCATTTTTATCATTTGGTTTTGCAGGTCTAGGTCTTACTCGTCCACCTGCATGCCGTTCAAGTGCTGCTGCCCTTTCGTTTGGAGTTGAAGCATTATTAAACATTGACAACAATGTAACTACCTCAGGCTTTGCCAAACTTGATTCGTACTTCCTTTTTAATGGAAGTATCTCTTTGTATATTGGTTGTAATAAATTTATTAAAGGTAAAAAAGGGTCTACTTCTTTTCCACCAGCTAGTTGTGCTGCTTTAAACAACGATACAAGACCTGAACCAATTATTTCAACAGAATCAATAGCAGGTATTGGTGGTGCCATTAAAAATGCAGTCTTGTCGTTATATGTATTGATTTCATAAACCACACGATTCTGAGCAAATATAGGGTAATACATTTGATATGGTAGTTGTTTATCATCGTTAAAAGCACGTAACAACGTATTAGATGACTGGGTTAATCGCAACATCCTAGCGTATCGCATTAGTGCTTGTGGTCTTGTCAACGCCATAAGACCATTTTTAATGTTTTGGTATTGAAAACTAGAAAACACTAATGCAGACTTTGCAGCGTTTTGCCAATCCTGTGGCATATCACTGTAATCAAACATTGAACGTCTAGCCAGGTTGGCTGCTTCATCTACACTGCGTCCTTGCTCTAATGCTCTTGTTAAAACAGCAGCTCTAAATATAAAATCTTCTTGAGTTTGTAGGTACAACGGTTTTTCTACAACCCATTTTTTTAAGTTTCGTAAAAAATTAAACGCTTGGTCCCCGATGTTATCGTTTCTCATACTATTTAATTGTTTAACAAAATCACTACCATCACGCAGTTGTGACTGCAAAAACTGAAACTGATTACGCACACCACTTTTTTGCAATATCTTAAACAAATCACCATTAGTATACACCTTGCCATCTGGTGTACGTAAAACAATCTTGCCATAATTAGGCGCGTTTATACTTTGACCTGACCAAACAACTCCTAATCCACGTCGTATGTTTGATGGGCTAACAACTTCACCAGTTGTCTGATAAACAATGGTAGCCGCAGTAGTGGTGTTTCTAACATGAGATGCAGGTCGCCATCCCAAAAGAGTTACATACAATGACTGATTAATTACATCAAATGTCTTTTTTATAAAAGCCCAATCTTCGGGAGACTGTATAACTGCTTGCATAATAGAACGTCTATATTCTTGACCACCATTAGCAAAAGCGCGTTTCAATGCATTGTATCTGTCTACACCAAAAATAGCCTGGGCGTAGTTATCGTTTTTAAACAATGCATCAATAGACTCTTGCATAGAGTTGACAGTGCCTTTACTTTTGTTTAACAAATTGTTGTTACGTAAAACTAACTCTGCATACTCTTGTACTTTTGGTATAATTTTATTTGCTTCAGTGTCTACCATACGCACTTGTTTTGCTGCATCTGAAATACGTATTAGTGCAGGAACACGTGTTTCATTTGCTATTCTTTCTACGTATTGTTCTGCCGTTTCATCAGGAAATTTATTCCTTGGTATTATCTCTTCTATTTCTTCTTTGCTTATAATCCTTTCCAGTGGAAACCTTGTTTCTTCTAGTGTTTCTCTTATTCTTTTAAGGTCATCTTCTTTCGTTTGTTTTAATGATGCCCTTAACTCCTCCAGTTCTTTTGCGGATGTTTCTTGAAACGCTCTTAACTCAGCAGTTGATTCTTCCACTGCCTGTAACATCTTTGGTGAGTACACGGCTTCAGGACCTTTAGTTCTTTTTAAATTTCTAATTCGTCTTGATGCTGCCTTTTGGGTTTCCTCAATAGAGTCATCTAACATTTTTATAAGTTTTTCTTTACGTTTCTTTGCTGCTTCTGTAGACGCTTTAACCTTTTTTGCATCGCTTCTTTGTTTCCTTAACTTTTTTAATTTTGCGTCTTTTTCTGCTGTTATCTTTTTTACTTCAGCAGTACCACGTTCAGCACGTGGTATGTTTTTTGTTTTTTCTTTTAGTGCATCTTTTGATTTTTTTCTTAACTTTCGTTCTTGAACACTAATTTGTCTATTCTTTTCACGTATAATCGCTTTATGTTCTAGATTTGTTTCTGTTACATATTCTTCAACTTCTCTTTTTACGCGAGCGTTTTGTTCTTCGTTTAATAATTTGTTTGTTTCTCTTGATGTTTTATTTTCTTCAGCAAAATATTTTTTTAAAATTTTACGTACTTCGTTTTCAGCATCATCAAATTTAAAACCATAAGAAACAAGCTCTATTTCTTTTGCATTATTTAGGGTTCTAATGCGGTCGCCTTGTAAGATTTCAATGACGTCTATTTTGTTATTTTTTCGTAGTTGCAATGCTGCATCTTTAACCATTGCTTCAAATCTTTTTTGCGCACCATCACCTAGCAGTTCTGCTATTTCTGGCATGTCTTTGACACTTAATTTAGTAAGGTCTTCGTTAATTGTTTCAAGAATTAATCTAGAAACAACACGTTCAGACTCTGCAGCAAAATACGTAGAGAATGTTAGATTCCCCATTTTCTTATCTAATAGTTCATCTGTTACATTTAAAACGTTTGTTGCGTCTAATGTGTCATCTACAATGGGTTCATTAAATCTTTCAATACCCTTTTCAGTTTCTATATCTACTTCACGCAACCTGTTAGTAGGATTTTGTATAGCATCGTTTATGTCATCTATTAAAGACTTTACTTCTGCCCAATAACTTAGAGGGTCATCTATTACACGCTCTTGCAGTACTAACAATTGCTCTTGTATGTATAACTGTCCATGACCATTAAATATGTCTGTTTGATAAACTTCTTGTATACCTGAAAATTTATCTGATTGACTAAACTTTGGGTCTGGCACATCTCCCTTTCTAATAAATAGATTAGTTAAAAGAAAATTAGTAGACTCGTTTATGCTATGTAACTGAGCTGCTTTTCCCAGTTCACTCGCTTGACGTTCGCCAATAATCATTAGACCTAGTATTTCTTGTGCTTCTAATGGTCTGTCGGGAACATTTTCTAAATATCGTGCTACAATGTCTTGTTTGTTATTTAGTATTTCTTGAAACAACTCTTCACTACGAATAGAAAAAGTTCCCATTTCACTGTTGTATTTATCTATAATACGTAACTGTTCAAAGGTAAGAGAAGATTTGCTTGGTAGCACTGGTCTATTTAAAGAGTCAGCCAACTGTTTACGAATGTTGTACGAATCTCTGTTCAGCAACTGTGATAATTGGTATTCTATATTATTACTTAAAACACTTAAACGTTGAACCGTACCTCTTGCTTCTAGCAGTCTAGAAGCATTATCTAAGGCTAATCTGTCTACATCTTGTACAGTAATAGAGCCTTCATCAAATCTTGCTATGATGTCTTTATTGCTATCTATAATACGTCTGTAATCATCTAAGAACAGAATGCCATCATCTTTTATATTGCTTATAATTGCTCTTTTTAAAGTCTCACTTAAATCTAAACCTTCTATAGCAAGTACCAATTCATCTTGTTCATTAGGTGTCAATCTATTTAGTTGAAACGCTGCTTGTGTTTCGTCTAATGTTGCTACTTGTCCTCTACCAAAAACATCATAGGGAACGTCACGCGCTGGTCGAGTTGCCATTACTGTCTTTACATCTTTTAGGTCGCCTTCTACAATCTTACCTATAAGCTGACCAAGTTTGCTTTCAGAATGCAATGCAAGTATACGAGCAACTCTGTCTTTGTGGACTAGTACATTTGGTGTTATCCAACTTAGATTTTCTAACCCTTTTATATTTGGGTCTGTACGAAACAATATAGGCGTAGCATACAAAGAATCAACATTTTTTAATGCGTTAGTTGCAACATCACCACCTAATGCTTGTGCTGACTTAATAGCCTGCTCTGCCCCTTGCCAATCAACTAAAGTTCTAGTGCCTTTCATTTGGCGTTTAATTTTATTTAACCCTACTTCTGGATTAGATTCTTTTAATGCTTGGCGTACTACTTCAGTCGTTTCATCATATGACTTCAACAATTTTGCTGTTTCTTCATTCTCCATTAGCAGTTTACGGTATTTACCAGATGCTAATTGTTGTGCCATTTCGGGTGATTCTTCAACACTTTCCTTAAGCAATTTTGCATATTGAGTATCACCAAAACCAAGTTCTACTATTTCATCAAATGTCTTTCCTTCTTTTGCTAAACGTTCAGCATTTAAATTACGAGCAACGTTATCCTTCATTGCAATAATCAAATCACCTTTATGAAGGTCTGTTATTGGTGGTTCTTGATTTGTATATTTTTTATAGATTCTTAAAGATGCATTCATTAAAGGAACTTCTTCCATGAATGCATCTTTAGAAATCTTTAATGCTTCATCATAGTTCTTTGCACCATATAATTTTTGCTGTAATCTTAAGGTGTTTGTAAATGCCGATGTGCCTTGTATAGTACCAGTTGCTACATCAAACGTTGGGTCCACCAAATCTAATAAGAAATAACCACCTACTGCACTCCATTTTGTAATGCCTTCTAGGTTCATTTCATTGGCTATAGCAACCCCTTCACCAGTAAACCCTTTAAATCTAGCAATGTTGTCTGCTATTTCACCAACACGACCGTAATTTTTATATAGTGGTGGTCGCTCTCGTTCTCGTATACGCCTTGTGTACTGAGGGTCTATGTAACTTTCGCCTTCAGGGAGTTGTGGCAAAACCCCTGCTGCTTCTGCTATTTCAGCACCAACACCAATAGCAGTTCCTCCGGCTACGTTTAATGCTTCTGTACCAAGCACAGCAGTTACGGCTAATGGGCTAAAAGCACTACGTAAAACCCAAGACAAAGTTGTTTCGGTAGTACCACCCAATGGAGTTTCGTCTGTAAAAACCCCTGCTTTATCATAATAGTCTATGTTTTCTAAGACATTTTTACGTTTGTCTAAAGTTTGTTTCCAATCAGGGTCGCCCAGTTCGTTGTATGCACGAACGCGCGCTAATGCATTTATTGCTCTATTATTTGTACTTATGTCTCGTTCAATAAATTCATTAAACTGGTCTTTAAAGCTTACCCTACCTTCTTTGATAGCCTTTATAATTTCTAAATCTCTATCTGTATTATAAACAACACCACCTAAAGGATTGTTTCTTAGATATAAGTAAACTTCTGTTGGAAGGTATTCGTAATCACCATTAGCAACTTTAACCACAGCCATACGTTTTTTTTGAAGTCGATTTTTTTCGTTTTCATTATTTCGTAATGCATTTTCAAATTGTTGTATCTTGGTACGGTACTTATAGTTTTGTTGATTTTCTAAAAACCTAAGTTGTTCGTCTGTGTATAGTGGAAGTGCTGTACCAGTTGTTTTTTGATAATCGTATGCGGCTGCAAACATATCTTGCAAGTCACCGCCTTTAAAACGTTTTTTTGTACGAGGGTCTAATTTTTCTGCTTCTGCAGGTGTAATGTATTTAACTTCACCAAAAAACAAATCATTCAATTCATCTACAACTTTTTCGTAAACTTGTTGTTGATTTAAAGTTGGATTGTTTGTGCGCATTTGGTCAAACATAGACAACGATGCTTCAATCATACTGTTACGGTCTGTTTCTGGTACAGAAGCATATTTTTGCGTTAACTGTTTTCTAAGTGATTCTCTGGCGTTTATTGTTGTAGGCTTTTCTGTTTGTGCTCGTTTTTCACCTATAGTCTGTTGCCTTTTAAAAGCAGATGTTAAAACATCAAGTGGAGTGGCAAACGCACTTTCAGCTTCAAACGGTGCTGTAACTGCATCAATAGCACCGCTTGGTGGTACAGCCCGTTCTTCAAATCCACCAAAACTTGCTATTTGACCTGAACCCTTAGCAACTTCTAGTTCTTGTATTCGCTTTACTTTTTCTTCATTACTGAGAGTTGGATTTGCATAAATAGCAACTTGCGCTTGAACATTAGCTGGGATTTCTTCTACAAAAGATTCAATAAGACCAGCCTGCTGCATGGCTTCAGCGCGCTTTAAAGCCTGTGTATATTGTTCTGGAGTCTCAATCTTTTGTGATAAAAGAACTTCAAGTTCCTTTTTACTAGGCGTTCCCATACATCACCGTTTGTCTGTAATAACTGCTAAGTACATCAAGTCTAACATATCTAATGCTTTTCTTTTTTGCGTAGTGTTATTTATACCTAGTTTGATTTGTTGCTGTGCATTTTTGTACAACCGTTCTATATCTTCTGTTTTAGTATCATCATTTACTGGAAACAATGACAATACCAAACTTTGCGAATCTTTGTTTAAACCACGTATTTCTTCACCAAAACGATAATACTGACCAGGTTTGCTTTTTTGCAACGCCTTTACTTGTCTCATTTGACGAGATTTTTTAGGGTCGATTGCTTTAACCATTTCCATTAAAATTTTATCTTTTGTTTTCTTGTACTCTTTACTGCTAACACCGTATGCTTCTTTTGCTTGCTGTAATAATTGAAGTGCAACTCTTTGCTTTTGCATGACCCCTTGATTTCGTACACTATCAAATGCTGATGTAATTGGGTCCTTTGTTATTATCTCCTGCTTATCTTCCATGTATGGTATGCGACCTAATATTTTTACACGGCTCATAGGTGTTGGTGTTGGTGCAGGTGCAGGTTCCGCAAACATATCTATTTGACCAGTAGGTAAAAAGTCAGTAACTTGCTCTTCAGTCATATCGGGTGTAACCTCTATATCGACTGGAGTTTGTTCTTGATACATTTGTGGTCTGTATCGTTCTAATGTTTGGTCAAGCATAGTTTGACCAACTGTTGGTATACGATTTTCAATAAAATCCATCGGTGCGTTTTCTGCTGCTTGCTGACGTATTCGCTCTTCGTCAACTGACTCAGAAAACCTATCCATTTCCATTTCTTCTTCTGTTTGTGGAGACTGCAGTATTTCTTGTTCTACAGGGACGCTTTCAGCAAACTGACCTGTAGAGTCAAATTCTTCTTGATAGTTTTGTGGTGTAGGACTTACACCTAAAATTTCTTGTTCTACTTGTTGCTCAGGTGTAAATGTTTGAGTTCTAACTGGCTGTTGCGTTGGTTGTTCAACATTCGTTAGGCTTCTATTTGCTAGGCTTCTATTTGCTATTTGTGATGTCAGATTTGGTTGTTGAAACCTAGACATATCATTTTGAACTGGCGTATCAACAACTTCATCAACAGGTTCCTCAACTACTTGTTCGCGTCCAAATCTATCTAGTAGTCTTCTGCGTCTACGCACAGGCTGACCGAACTTATCTGCATATATTTCACGTGTTCTGTCAATAACATCTACATTTGGAGTAACACCTAATGCAGCCATTTCTTCTTGCAGTTTACGTATTCGTTCTTCTTTTAAATCTACTTGTGGCTGTAGACTAACTCCACCTAGTTCTTGGACAGGCTCTCTGTAGTATCTAGAAGTTGTTCTTTTACCATCACCAGTTCTAGTATCTTCAGTACCACCAACCTCTATTGGTAAACCAACTTGAGTTTTATAATGCTCTACATATTCATTTGGGCTAAATGGTTGGACTTTACCTATTTCAGTGGTGATTTCACCTTGTCTTGTGCGATTGTCTTGCAACTGCTGAATTATGTTGTTGTATTGCAGCTCTTGTTCAGTTTCTGCATTTTGCAAAAATTGAAACATTGGCTGACCACTATCTGCCATTGCTTGCAATTTTGGAATCTCTGTAGCCAATCCTGTTGCCATTGTTTGTAATCTAGCGTTGTCTGTGTTTATATCTCTAGATTCATTTCTTAAGTCACCTAAGTATTCGCTTTTGCTTGGTATTTTTTGACCCTTTTTACCCTTAGTTCCAGTACTAACATCACCTCTTGTAACTGTAGTTAGACTTGCCTTTGCTTTCATTCGTTGATTTTCAATTTGTCTTGCTTGGTTTAAGTCCAACTGTTTTAATTTAAGTTTGTCGATAGCACTTCGTTCAGCATCTATTTGCTGCTGAATAAGTTGCATTTTTTCACGACGTTGTTTTTCTGAAATAAGACCTTGATTATACTCACGCATAGCCTGGTCATATGCTGATTTGTACAGCATATACTTTTGCTTAGTAACCAAATCAGCCCAAGATTGACCATTGGTTGTTCTGCGTGGGTCTCGACCACTTCCTGTAATAACGTAGACCCCTTGCCCTCCTACTTGTTGTATAGCCATTACATACCTCTTCCTGTTATAAATGCCGTCATCATGTCTTGAACTGTAGTGTCTGTTGGTTTCTTAAAAGTCATATTGTCATCTAATACTGCTTCTTGCATGTTTATGACATCAGGCATTACAAAAGCATTTGGTTTGTAGGAACCAAACAATGCTAAATCTTCACTACTCAAACCAAGTGAAGGTGCTACAATGTTTTCCATTATTGTTTGACTGTCTTGAGTCGCAAGGGCTTTTTGTGCAGCTGCTTTGGCATTTTCTGTAGCCGTAGCAACTTGCTTTGCTTGTTCTATTTCTGCTTGAGATGCTTGTTGTAACAAACGTTCTAAAGCCATTTGACCAACGTATGCTTCTGCTGCAGACTGGAATGGTGCGGTAAGACCTTCTGCCCTAGCACGTTTATATTGGGCTTGTGCTGCTTCTAAGTCTTTTATTTCTTGTTGTTGTTGCTGTTGACGTTGCAAGTCTATGCCCAGTATCTGTGAAGCCAAATCTGCTTCTAGACGCTGTCTACCTTCATCAGCCATTTGTTGCCCTAGCAATGCCATCTGTGGCTGTGCTGTGGGTTGTGTAAGTCTTGCTCGTTCAGCATTTGCAAACTGTTGTGCTTGTTGACGAGTTTGTCGCATCTGTGATTCAATTGCTGCTCGTTCACGGTCTGTAAGACCTAACGCACCCATCTCTTGTTTACGTTGCATTTCACGTAGTCTTTTCTTTTGGTCACGCTCATATTTACTAGGGATAATGTCAGGCAAAGCACCAATTGCTGTACCTGCTCCACTTAACAATGCTCCTTTTGTTAAAGCACTAGCACCACCTAGTTTTCCTGCTGCTAATGCTGCTGCGCTTAATCCTGCTCCGATTGCCATAGTTCACCTACACATGAAATGTTTCTATTGTAAAAGACTGACAGTTAATGTTTCCTTTTTCAATTTTAGAATCAACTGCGACTGAAAATTTATATCTGCCTGCATTTAATGTTAACATACGAGTTATCATTATGCTGCGATGTCCAGATGCTGTATTTTTTGCACCAGGGTTTGGTGCTCCTCCAACGGGTGTACTGGTTGGGTCATTTTGGAATACATAACTTTTTGTACCTGCAAACCTAGAAATTAAACCATTCCTTTCGTATTGTAGTTGAAATACATTATCCCACAATCTATTACCAGAACTATAAGTTACAGTGCTGTTCATAGGTCCAAATGCTTTAGCATAAAAAGTTACCATTACTTTTGTGTTTGCTTTGTATATTACAACTTCGCATCCAGTATTGTTTAATGGTTGAAAGTGTTGAACATCAGGACTTGTTTGATTGTTGCTCTTAGTGGTCGAGGTGAACCAAGCATATTCTTGTGGTAATCGTACTTTTGATACACCTTGCACAGTTTTAGACACAAAGTCACCAGTTTGTACAGAAGATACAAAACGAGGGGTAGCAATACTCTCTCCAACAAAGGTATCAGTAGATAAGTCACTAGCAACGATTTCTTGGTTGACATATTCCCTCAATGCATCTTCATTAGATGCGTGATTAGTGGCTGATAAAACTGCGCCATCTACGTATGTAAAAGGTTTTGTAAATCCCATCAGTTCTCCACTATTATTGTTTGTATGTGATTGTGTTGTATTTTAATAGTGTTACCAGTATGACCAACGCATGCTTGCAATTCTATAGTGTCAATAACGTTACCGGCTGGCAGTGTAACTAAACCACTAAAAGCAAAAGTTCGGTATTGTATAATATCAGTCATGCCTGTAACTAATCCAGTGCCTTGTGTTGTTAGGGCTGCTTTTTGTGTAAAACTATATGTACAGTTAGCAACTGTTACTGTGCTTGGCGTACCACTACTGTTTAAAGACATTAAAAGTCTAAATGCATATGTATTTCTATTAGTTTGTAAACTTGTACCATCACCATCATTTACGTCTAATGTACCTGTTGTTATTAAACCACTTGCCTGCACACGCACAACAACATTGGCATGTGAAGAATAATTTGGGGCTACCTTGCTTTTGGTAGGTCCTACATTCTCTATTGTAGTGTATGCTGTATTGCTAACAGTAAACTCCACCGTTCCATCGTAATCAAATGTATACAAACTTGTAATGCTATTAGTATTAGAAAAATGTTTGCGTTGTGCCCATTCTGTATCTAAGTTGACATCGGTTACACTGTCACTAGCAACACTATTATAAACCGCATTTAATTGTGCTGCAGAAGGTGCTTGTCCTCCTTCGAAGTATTGATTTGATACCTTACCCATGCTTACCTCTTAGTGTTGCATGCCCATATGCATGCACCATATATTTCCATGCTTGACTTGTGTGATGCTACACTAAGTGCTTGTTCTGCTGAAGTGTCAATAGCTTGCCACTTTAGTTCTAAGCGCACAGGTTGAGAACCTATAAAAATTTTATATGGAATAGAAACGTTTAATAGCCTTGGATATACTCTACCTGTTTCTGCAATAAGAACATCATTGCAAAATAAACCCCAACGTGCCCACCAATCTACAGACCACGTTTCTATTGAACCACTTGATTTTATTCTATCCACACCATGTCGAAAATTTATATCAAAACAACCACTTAGAACACCGCTCTCTGCTTCAAATTCTAAAACAAAATCATTAAATGTGCTGTCTAATTCAGTAAGATTGTTCCAACCACTTGACCAACTGTTATTCTGTAGATTAAAGTTTATTATTGGTGTATGTATGTCAGTCCCGTTATCAAGCACTCTCCATCTTCTAACAAAATGATAGTTTTGTGTTTGTCCCACATAACTAAAACCATTAACGTGTGCTGTGCTTGTTGATGTCAATGTTGGTGGTGCCATTTTAAGTTTATCAACAGTCGCTATTGGAAAGTTCTGACCATCCAATTTGCCGTTGTACTCACCTACAACTTGCCGTGTGTTGTCATTGATGTTTTCTGGTTTAACCTGGTCAAGGTCCTTTTGTCCTACTTGAGTAAATACTTTCATCGTGACACCTTTGTAGACTGGTTAAGTGCAGGCATAGCAACTGAATCTGACAAGATGTTAAAAGACAACAAATGCCACTGTTGAGAGTTGGTAGTTCGTATACCAAACTTAAACTGGTCGCACAACTGTGTATTGACATCATACCGCAATGTAATCAATCTGCCTTCTGCTATCTTACTAGAGTTAACTGTAAATGGCACTTTGGTTACAGACAAGTCAGCAGGACCAAACACAGCATCTTCATTAATAGTGTACACCGTTTCACTCTTTGCCTGCTTTTGAGTCGAGGTAGTGCTCTCTGTGTACGAGTAGTCAATCCCATAAAAGAAGTCAAACCCATTGTCTCCATATGACATGATGCGAAGTTCAACACTAAAGTATCGTACTTTGACACTATTTTCGTTTGAGTTGTACCAGGCACTTTCCCATTGGTGACCATTGTGCGTTGTATTAGTAATAGTTAATGTTACGTTATCACCAAATGCAGTGATTTGACCTGCTTGTCCCCAATGCGAACTGGAAGACATAACTTGAAGTGGACCAAACTTATTTGTTTCTGCATTTAATGCAGGTGTCCAGTTTGGGTCGTTCCCTAATAAAAAATAGCCATTAACAGTTGTGGCCATAGCAGACCAATAACTATTAGATGGATTTTCTAAGTCTGTACGAATAGACCACATAGGGGCTTGAGGTGTTAAATGCAACACGTATCCAAAATCTGGTGTAGTAGAATCGTCAGTTGGGAGGTGCAGCCATACTTCTTTTTCTCTGTAAGAATATGCTGCTATAGCCTTATGCATCATTGAACGATTAACTCTACGCAACAGTTTGTCTATAGGCTGACTAATCTTTTGCATGCTTATCGATGCGCCTCCATTCAAGCCGCCTGACAGCATCCACACGCCTTGTTCATTAATAAAGACAACACCTAACTGAGGTATTACTACAACAGCCTTACTGGCTACTGTGCCAAGCGTGTTAGTAATAGTGCTAATGTTATAACTATCTGTATCAAAACTTATAATATTTATAGCACTTTCACGAAATACAATTAAATTATTATAAAAGGCTACTAACTGTGTTATATCACCACCAGTTTGGTTTCCTAAATCAAAGTATGCCAATGCTCCAAACTGCTCAAAAATACCTTTATTAGAATATATTATACGGCTACCTGCTGCTAACCACAGTCGATTGTCCCAAACTTCACCAAACTTCCAATTGGTTGTTATGGGTGTACTTGCTGTAAATGATGGTGCTTGGTCAACCAAAAAAGCATCAGGCAAAGTATCTGTAAAAAACCTGCTTGAGTTTTCGTCAATTTGTGCAACAAAATAGTACAGTTCACCATTTTTATTAATTTCTTTGGTTCTGTATATTCTTCTTGCAACTACACCTTCTTGTCCTAATGGCATGTCTAACACTACACCGTAACGTAGTGCAGGACTAGCAGGGGGCAAAATCCATGAAACACTCTGCGCGCCTGACAAAGGAGATTCTGCACCAAGGTCACTAATCATAGTTACTTTATAGTTGTAGGTAAACTGACTTTCTAATACTGTACCTGAATCATTCTTTTCTATGTACCCAAGACCGTATTGAGTACTTTCTGCAAACCAAACTGCAGCTCCACCTGCTAATACATTATTTTTCTGATAGTCAGCATCTACATTTAAAGGGTCAGCACTTGGTGTATTTATAACAAAACCAAAGTCTCTATATACTTCGTCACCACTAAACAGTATTGCACGGTCCCGTCCGTTGATAATCAACAGATGTTGTCCTAAGTTTACAAACTGACTACCAACATCGCCAAGTTTAGGAATGTATCGGTCACTGTCAATCGTTACCAAGTCATTCTCATAGAAGGCACCTGAATACGTTGCACCCTGTCCTTTGTTACCAATAGCGTAGTACAATCGTCCTGACTGCTCAATAAAGGTGTATATGTCATTGGTGCCTTGTCTTTTCCATTGATAAACGGCATCCACTTTGTCAGTAAAGTACTTTGTAACAATGGCACTGGTAACAGTCCAAGATGCAGGTGCATGCCACCATGATTCAAACCCAACATCTGCTTTCCAACCGCCTTCAGAAACGTATCTACAGTTGTTAACAATGTTTGCGTCTCCAATGTTTGGCATAAGTACTTGACTTATACCTCCACATGGCACGAAGCGTTTGAACCTTTGTGGCTTCATGAAAGTCTCCTTAAGGTAGTTCCATCGTATGTAGGTCTTCCATATGCCATATGAAAACGCCCACGCACAATACGTTGGTCAATCTTGTCAACATACCGCTTTGCTAAGTTGTTGATTTCTTTCATGTATTTCTTTTCATACGTTGCTGCCAAGCCCTGTTGACCCAACTTTAAGTAAATGTCTTCTAATGCTTTGTATACTATCAACTGATGAAATTCATACGGCATCTGTGGTACATCAGTAGACAACAACAAATCCTTTGGTTTTACCATAAAACGCATAACCATTTCACGAACGTAGTCATGGTACACTTCAATAGTGTCTCCAACTTTCTTCTGAGGAACCTCAAAGTCATATCCAACTGGGCGTGGATACGGTCTTATTTGTTGATGATTACCATCAATTTCAATGTAGCGTGGCGAACCATTGTCTAGTTGGTTTAACTTAACTATATTAACAAATGAGTTAATGTCCGTTACTACAACTGGTCGTAAATAATCAGGGTCATTTCGAGTACCTGATGTGGTATTGGTACCATTTACAACAAATAGCCAACATGGCAAACCTTTTCGTTCACCTGTGTTCTGGTCAAAGTTTTTGTTCCAACAAACAACTTTACGATAGCCTTCCCATTGAGTAGGCTCGCGGTCTTGATTATTATAGGTGTCTGCTTGAATTGATAAGTCATCCCATCCTATAAAAGACAGTTTTAATGTTTTGTTGTTTTCAGCAACTTTATAAATAACTGGTTCAGACAGTGCTCCTATCTTACCATCTTTAACAAACGCCCATGCAAACTCATAGTATTTATTAGATTGAAATTCACCTGTAGGTGGAGCAACCTCTGAAATGGTTAGTTGTTCTGCAGGTTTAATATGTTGTGTAGGGCTAGTAATGTATGCTTCTGCGTAAGATTGTGTATAATCTACACGCAAATCTAAGTCTTCTTCTCGTCTAGGTAAAATGGCTGTAGATTTACCATATGGATTTTGTGAGCCACTTACACTGACGTATGGATAATCTCTGTGCCCTAAATATAATAGTTCTAAACAGTTTTCTGGTAGGTCATACCATCGTTTTTTTATCTTCCACTCTTTGTTAGTAGCATTGGTGGTGCCTTCAAATGGTTTGTCTAACAATATAGTTTTCATGTCAACAAGTTTAGAAATAGTGTATTCCATGTTGTCTATTTCCATAGGTTGACCTTCCCACACATCCATGTCATGCAATCGGTCAATGTTATGACTTAATACAACTTGTCGTTGACCCTTAGTAACATTTGCCGTAACGTTAACACCGCTGCTATTTTCTGTGTCTGTACTAGTAGTTATGTCTGTGTGCAAGCGCATAGTGCTAAGTTCTGTACTGAAGTTCCAACGCTTCATTGTCCATATACAATAATATGCGTCGTTTATCAGTTCATCTAACTGGTCGTTAAACTGTGCTAGTTCAGGACTGTAGTCTGTAATGTTTTTAACTTTCTGTCTCAATGCTTTTAAATTTGCCATAGGTCACCATACGAAAAAAGGGATGGGCGAAACACCCACCCCTTCGGCTTGATAGAAAATCTAACTTAGAACTGCTTGATAACAAACACGATTGCTTTCCCACCTGCTTCAGCAGCACCTGCCACTGCAAGGATAGGGTCTTCAAAGGTGTTTTGGTATGGTTCCAAAATACCTACAGTGCTGTAAATACTTAAACGGTCACCAACAGCAGTACCTGCTTTAACTTTTGCTTCAGCCATACCACCGATACATACATCAACTGTATCTCCAGCAGCAGCAGCAGCACTAATAGCAACACCGATTCCACAACGCTTTGCGTTTGTACCAGTATCGGCTTTCATTACAAAGATAGCCTTGTCACCATTGTTGGTTTGAGCCAAGTCCAAAGACAATGCGTCACCAACTGCAATAGCCTCAGATGCAATGAAGGTTTCGATTTGACGACGATTCATCGCTTCGATTCCTACAGGTACTGTACCACCAGAAGGTAATGCGTTGTACTGAGAAGTTTCCAAGTATTGGATAATGTTTTGTGTAGCCATGATAAACCCCCTTAGAAAGTGTCTGCGTCAAAGAGAACACCACAAGAACCGAGGTGGTCTGCAATCAATTGCATTTTAACATACAATTGGGCAGCCCGTGCTGTAGTTCCTGAAATGTGTTCAAAAGGTGAAACGGCAAAGTCAGCATCTTTGTGCATGCACAACTTAACACCGTCAAAGTTAAGGAAGTAACCAGACAATGGAGCAGGAACCCCACCATGAAATGATCCAGATGTATAGTTAAAACCAAGTTCAAGGTCTTGTTCAACAACAGCACCACCAAAAGCAAGTTGCATACGTCCACCATCAAGAGTCTTCTCGTTGATGTAACGTTCTTGTGCAAACAAAGCACGACGGTAGTTAGCCATTGCTGCTTCTGACAAAAGCACACAGTTAATTTCACCCATGTGAGTTACAGTGTTTGCTTGGATTGCCATTTGTTGCATACCAAGAATACCGTTTGTACCAAAAGCACCTGCTACGTCAGCCAACTGATTCAACCAACCGTTTACTGGATAAGTTTGCTTAGAAATACCACCAACAGAGTTACCAGCAGCAGCCTGTTGAGCCTTAGTTTCTGCTTCTAAGAATCCACCAGCAACGTCACCGTTCAAAGTGTTTACAGTGGTCAAAACAGTAGAGTTACCGCGAAGCAACTGCTTGTTCAACTCACGTCGAAGCATACCCATTACTGAGCGCATACGGGCTTCAACAATCTTTACGATTGCTTTCTCGCCTTTGTTTTCCAACTCTTCTTTCTTAGTGATAACGATTGGAGCAGTAAAGTCAGCCCACTCATAAATAGCAGGTTGCAATACGTCTTTAACAGCAAGGTTTACTGCTTCGTATCCAGTAGGAAGGTTGGTGATTTGAGAGTGTTCAGCGATTGAAAGGGGACGTTGGATTTTAATACCACCATCTTCATACTCAATACCGCCATATCGTTTTGCATTGTCAAGGAATGCAACCTTTTGAAATAATTCGTCAACTTCGCCATCACGGATGGAATACAAGGTTGACGATAGCAAATCATTCGAAATAGCCATTGTTTTACCTATTGTGTTTAGTTTTTGTCGTTTTGCCTAAACCGTATTCCCATCGGAATGGTTGCTGTCCGAGTGCTCAAAAGAGTTCATTCAACATAGGCATTTTAAAATGAAAATCTTGCATTGTCAACTTTAGGCAAGTAACCCTGCCTTAAACTGTTGTAACAATGCATAAAGATAGTTACCTGGACATTCGGTGGCACCGAAGTCTCTATGCCCATAAACATTGTGCCTATCTAAATTGTATTCTTCCATAAGTAGTTTAACTTTACCCCACAAAGATTCCATTTGTGCGGTGCTAGGTGCTTCATTAGAAGTGTTACCCGTTACACAAATACCAACTGAACCACGGTTGTGGTTTTTGCAATGAGCACCAGTTTTATTTATGTGTCTTCCAGTTACAACTTGTCCATCACCAAGAACAATAAAATGGTATCCAATGTCAGACCACCCATTGCCATTGACATGCCAATCGTAAATCTGTTCTTTGGTAGTGTCTTTTGGTGAAGCACTATGATGAATAATAATTTTGTTGACGTTGCGTTTACCTTTGGGCATTAGTTACTCCTACTTCTTAGCCTGTTGTGACTTGTGATATTGATAGGCTTCCCATGCACTTCTAAACTTAGGTGTGCCACTTGGTGATACAGACTTTCCACCTGATGTTTTACGCAGTGCTTCTCGTCTAGTAGACTTTTGTTTAGCAACTTGAGCACGTTCTTCTTTCAGTTTTTGTGCATCTACTTTTGCTTTCACAATGTAATAAGCATCTTCTAAGCGTAGTTCTGGTCTGTCTTGCAGCATTTGTGCAACTGGCAAACGATAGTCATCTTCCATAAGTTGTGGATTGTCTGCCTTAAACTGCTCCAATTGCATACGACGTTGCTTCATTTGGATTTCTTCTTGTGCAGGCTTCATCATTTCCTGCAGCATCTTTGCAGCTTGTCGTTTTATTTCTGCTTGCATACCTTCCGTGGTATAGATGTCGTACTCTTCATCTTTTGCCAGTTCTTCTTCTGCCCGTTTAAGGAATGGATTGTTGACTGCATTCTCTTGTTGTCGATGCAGTTCCATTCTTTCTGACTCAAGTGCCTTTCGCATTTCAGCAAGTTCTTGTGTCTTTCGAGTATATGATGAGCGTATATTAGCAACATGTTTTCTTACATCCTCAGGTATATGCTGCATCCATTCGTGCAGTGGTTTCATACCCTTATGGTTTGCATCTTCTTCAAACTCTACAAAATCTTCTACGTTTAATTCTAGTAGTTCATCTATAGTCATGAGTTCTACGTCTTTTTCTTCATTACCTTCATCACCTTCAACACTAACATCTGTATCAGTTTCGGTTTCTTCAGTTTCTACTGCTTCAGTTTCTGGTGTATCGGGAGTTTCTACGTTTTCAACAGTCTCTAAACTAGAGGTAGTGTTATTCATCGTCATTTCCTTTTGGTTGTGGGTTTACGTTTCTTGGCAGTCTTTGCGGACTTCTTAAATGCTGCTGCAGTTGGTGCACCTTTGGCACCTTTCTTTCTCATCTTTTCACCGCTTCCAGCTTTGATTCTTTTTCGTTTAGCGTGGATGTTTGCGTACAATCCTTTTTTCTTACCTGGCATTACATTCTCTCCATAAAAAGTGCATCCACATCTTCTGGTGGCATGTCTTCGGTTGTTATTTCATCTTCATCTATACCTTCTTCTACATCTTCTTCTGCTGTCGGTTGTGAACGAAGGTATCTGTCATATTGTTTGTCAGACGCTAGTTTATTTATTTTACCTGCTAACATCATAAGATTTGCATCATCAGTTATAGTTTCAAAATCAAATGCAAACTCATCATCTACAATGCCCTGTTCTACGGCATCTTCAGTAGCACCTTGAAACATTGCAAGAACACGCACAAAATCTGTTGGCAACTGTGTCAGATTGCCACTAAACTCTGGATAGTCTGGGGTTTGTCCAAACTTTGGCAACAAACGGTTCGTTGCTTTTACTAGGTTGTTTAACGCTTTTGCACTAAACCGACCCTTGGGTGCCATTTCTGTAAATGTAATTTCTTCTTCTTGTTCGGCTGTGCCTATCTCAACGTCTATCATTTCTTCATTCATTCTTCCCCCATGTTTTATCCAACTTACCACTAACTGCATCTTGTGCAGGAAACGCTTCCACCACGGCTTCTTCTTTTGATTTACCACTTTTTAAAGCCTCCGTGTATGTTTCTATATGTTTATCTTGTTCTAATACTCTATTTTTTTGATTTTCAACAGCAGAATCCCAACGGTCTTTTGGCAAATCTGCTTCGCAAACGAATCCCCTAGACTCCATTATCTTTTGTTCTGTATGTTTATTAGCAACATGTTTGCCCAATGCCTTAGAGAAAAACCCATTTACACCATGTTTTCCAGTTCCTTCCCAACTGCTGTGAGCACCTGGTGCTCTTAAAACACGATACAAATCACCACCACATCCTTGTTCATATGTGTCAGCACCACATATCTGAGGTATATTGTCATTTTCGTAGTCACTAAAAAATATTAGTTCTTCATGTACTTTGGAACACACTTGGCATTGGTAGGTATAGATTGGCATTATTGTCTCTGTGTATTTAACATTTGCGCCAGTTGAGCAGATGGCAGTTCACCTTGTGCACCTATTTCACCAGGTGTAGTTTGCATTTCTTCGGGTGCTGCACCTCCCATACTTTGTGGTGCTGCTTCAGTAGGAGCAGCAGGAGCAGGCGGCGGTGCATCCATAAATGATTCTGGCAAATCGTATATGCGAACTAACTCTTCTTTTATTTTATCAGTTGGAACACCTAACTGAGTTAAGATTGGCAATAACTGTACTAGATTGTTTCTTTTAAGTGCTTCTGACAACGGCGTACTTGACTGGTCAAGTGCTACAATCTT